CCCGTGCGACGACTGGGCCGTCCAGATTCGCACCAATTCGTTCCTCTGGCACAAAGAGCGCTTGATCAATATCGGAATCACCAAGCTCTTTCACAATTCGCCGGACGCCTGGTATATCGGCTGGTTCGACGGCGATATTTCGTTTACTGACCCTGATTGGCCCTACCTCGCAATGCACGCGTTGCGGAATTTCGAGGTGATTCAGCCATTTGCACAAGCCATCTTCCTGGACCGTCACGAGGAGGAACTATGGAACTGCAAATCTACGTTTTGTTATTTTCTGGACGCGCGGGGTTACCACCAAGTGCCCCCGCTGCAATGGCAATATCTGATGGCTGGTCACCCGGGCCTAGCCTGGATGGCGACAGCGAGAGCACTGAAAGCGCTGGGCGGGGTGTACGACAAGTGCGCGGCCGGCTCCGGAGATACGGTAATGGCCAATGCGCTAAAAGGGGCATGGGACGTCTTTCTTCCTGTGCATCCCACCGGCAACTGGGCGCGATCCATGCAAGATTGGGCGGGGCGCTGCGAGAGTCACATACAGGGCAAGATCGGATTTGCCCGCGGCGCGCTGCTGCACCACTGGCACGGGCCGGCCGAAAAGCGCGGCTATGAGAAACGCTGGTCGATTCTGTCCTTTCATGATTTCGACCCCGACAAGGATCTTGTGCTCGAACCAAACGGGCTCTATCGCTGGGCCGGCAACAAGCCGGGACTCGAGCAAGACGTCCGGCGATCACTTTCTGAGCGTAACGAAGATGAGTAAATTAAGTTTATTGTTCCTGCATCGCCGGCGTCTCTCCGTGTCGAATGCAATCAATCTGTCGGACGCGTTCCGGCGGATCGCCGAAGATGCCATCGAGAACAGCGACATTGAGCGTAAGGCGCTCTCGATGGCAACCTACACGCTGGCCAAGGTTGTCCCGGTCGAGAATGTGATCGAGTTCCGGCGGCTGCGGCAGGCGCAGGAAGAAGCTGAGCGACCATTTGAGTATGAGGACGACGCTACGCCGGCCGCGAAACATCCTAGTTGCGATCGGGGATGAAGCGACTTCGGCGCGGCGGGTCTTCCGGCTGCTGGTGGAAATTGAAGATCTCGAGCTACCGCCGGATGAGTTCGCGCTGAAATTCCTCGCGAGCTGCTGGGCGCAAACTTACCCGATCATCAAGAAACGTCTGCCCGAAAAAGATATCGGCGCTGACGTAGACTAAAGCGTCTAGGAACCAAATTCAGGCACTCAAGCGTTGAGGGGTTAATGGGAATTTTCCTTGCTCGGCGCTTGAGTTTTTTTTCAGCGGCCGGCGAATTGCAGCGCGGGCGCGGTGTCCGGCTTCATCTGCCAATCGAGCAACACAAGCAAATGGTTGCGCAGTTCTTGCGTGGTCATCGGATGGTTAATGCTCGAGAAATCGAAGTCTTCGAGCCGCGCCAAGCTGTAACAGGTCGGATCATAGCGCGCGTCGGGATCTCCTTCGAACACGAGCCACGCGGCGCGCGTGCCACGCGGCACATAGACCGTGTGTAGGTCATTCGCCCACATGGTGGTTCGGCCGATGCGGTGGATTGCCCACTCACACTGCAGCGGAAGCGGAAACGAAACCGCGGTGAACTTGCCGTTGCCGAAATCGGAGCGCCGCTCGCCGGCTGCTCCGTCGAAGCCGTGGCGCAGTGGCGACTCGTATCGATACGCATCGAGCCGTTGCGTACCGGGCCGGAACACGGGCCGCACATTGAACGCTTCCCCGTAGACGGTCCGCAACGTCACATCGCAACGGTGACCATGGACCGCGATCGACATTTCGTTGGTGAACGGCGGGTAATTGAGGTGCAGGGTGTGGTTCGGACGCGTGATGAACATCCGCGTGCGGCTATCGAACCAGAGGGAATCGACGCCGATCGCGTGACAGTTCGTCAGGGAGTGGGCGCGGATCTCTTCTAATCGTTCCTCGGTGAAGGGACCGAATGAGGGGAGGCTGGTTAGCTTCATATCTCAGTTTCGCTTGCGTTTCAGGCGGCTAAGCGCGCATCCTGGTTGCAGCCGGTACCTATACCGGCGATAAGGGAGAACGAAACCATGGCAGCTAAGCCCGCAAAAAAGACAATGAAAAAGCCCGCGGCCGGCGCGAAAAAGCCCGCCGGTAAAAAGTAACGCGTAGTAAGATCGTCTGATCTTAGAACGCTCGCGCTCTTTGAGCGCGTGAATTGAAACAAACCCGGCGAAAACATCGGGACTGCAAAAGCAACGGCGCGCTGAACCTGACCGGTAAGCGCGCCGTTTTCATTTAAAGCACGCCGGGCGGCGTCGGCGGAATCACGATCGACGCGTTGGCGGTCATCAGTGCATCGCGCACATGCCGAAACGCGGCACTGCGGTCCGCTGACTTCGGGCATACTTGCTCGATCGCATAGAAGAACGCTTTCGCGGCATCGCGGAGCAGCTCCATGCGGGCGTTCTGGTCTTCGTTCGTAGGGTGACGACTGAGCAGCGTCTCTATCGCGTCCTCTATCTGAGGATTTGGTCGTTGTGGTTCTGTTGCTTGTGCCATGTCCTGAGGGTAGAACTCGAAGCCGCGCATGTTTCCCATGCGTCCCTCGCGATATTGCTTGTTGACGAGCTTAGTCGTGGGATTGTTCGGGTCGCTCATCTGCGCGAGCAGTTCCTCCGCGCCCTTTATGGCGGTGGCAAGCATCTCCTGAAGCTTCGGGTCCAGCTTCGTCGTATCGCCCAGAACTAAAACGCGCGGCGGCTTCATGCGTTCATTAGACCGTAAACCCGCCGGTACTGCCTTCGCTCTTATGCCTGCAAAACCCCCCAGATCGCTTGAATCGATCAAGCGTAAACAGCTCGAAGATCTCGCCCGCGCGTCCGTTGTCGACGAAGCCGGCGCCCTCGAGCTAAAGTTAGCGCCCCACCGGGCGGACTTGAAGCGGCTCGAGGAGCTGCGCAAAACGATCCGCGGCTGGTACGACACCGAACCGGCCGGCATGACGTTCTCGCCGCACGGCGACGAATATTTCGCGATGGTTGGCGCCTGTGGCTTTCAGACGCGCATCCATGACATGCTCGCGGTCTTTCAGCATGCCGGCGAAGAGGAGTTTCTGGGCGCCTGCTCGCTGTCCTTAGACGCGCTCGGGTCCATCGTCCCATCGAGCCTGGTCTCGGCCGTCACGGCGAAAGAGCAGACCGGGCCGCGGTCGCTAGCGCTTCAGCCGATTCGGCCGGCGAAGTAGCCGCTCGGCTGCAGCGATGCGCGAAAAGAATTCGCGGCGGCGAGCATTTGGCAAGTCGGATTCTGGCAACCGTTGAAGATGCCGCGGGTCGGTTGGCCCGCGTAGCTGAGCGCTACTTTCATGGCGTGATTCCAGCAATCGAAACCGTAGTCGGTGGCGGCCGGTGATGTGCCGCCGTAGACTCTCCAGCGGCGCCCTTGGGTGGTGTCCGGTTCGCCAATGAACCAGCGCCACACCCTCAATCTTTCGTCTGGGTCTGCCATAGCTTCCAGATTGAAACAAACGTGGCGGCGGCGCACACACAAAACCCGGCCATCTCGACGGTGGAGCGGGTCACCTCGAACGGGTGAAGCACTGAACGAGATTGTAGACCCTATGGCGCAAACGCACCCTATGGCGCTAAAGCGTCAGGGCGTTGCCCTGATGGGTCGATGCGATGCCAACCAAAAAGAAAAAGCCGGGCAAGCCTGGCGCTAAGAAATGCTCGGCACGCTCGCGACAGACCAAAAAACCTTGCCGGCAATACGCGATCGCGGGCGGGGACGTTTGCCGCTTCCATGGTGGAAGCGCTCCGCAAGTGGTGCGCAAGGCGAAAGAGCGGATCGAAGCCTCGAAAGAGCGCGTCCTGCTCGAGTTCTGCCGGTTGGGAATGGTCGACATGCGCGATCTGTTCGATGCCAAGGACAAGCTAAAGCCGTTCCAGAAGCTCGACAAAGACACGGCCGCGGCGGTTGCCGGTGTCACGTTTCACAGTTTTGGCGGCGGCGTGAAGTCGATCAAGCTGGCCGATAAAACGGCTTCGCTGAACTCGATCGCGCGCCACTTGGGCATGTTCGAAAAGGACAACCTGCAGGGCAACAAGTACGACGCGGCGAACCCGCTAACGGTGCGGTTGACCTTCGTGGACGGTCCCACCGGCGCCGTGTCGGACGTGGTTGCGGCGCCCAAGCCGGCCAAACCTAGCAAGTTCCGCATCGTGCCGACTGACTGAAAATGACGGCCGGACAATTTATCGATCTGCAGTTTCCCCGGAAGCTGCAGTTCTTGTTTGAGCCGTTCGACTACAAGGTCTTGTACGGCGGCCGCGGCGGAATCAAAAGCTGGTCGATCGCGCAAGCGCTCATCTGCATTGCCTACGATCGGCCAACGCGCATCCTGTGTTTACGCGAGCTGCAGAAGTCGATCGAGGAATCGGTTCACGAGCTACTGAGCCTGCAAATTAAGCGGCTCGGTCTCGAGTGGTTCTTCAAGATCGAAAAGCAGGGCATCACCGGCCAATGGGTGACCGATGCCAACGGCGAGCGGCGCCGTAGCGAAATTGTGTTCTCGGGTTTGCGGGACACGCAGAATCTCAAGAGCTACGAAAACTTCGACATTTTTTTCTTAGAGGAGGCGGCCAACGTCACCAAGCGGAGCTGGGGCATTATCATGCCCACGCTGCGCAAGGCGGGCTCGGAACTCTGGATTGCCTTTAACCCGGAGCTGACCACAGACCCCACGTATGAGATGTGGGTCTTGCATCCTCCACCGGGTACGAAAGCCGTCATGACTTCGTACCTCGATAACCCCTGGCTGACGGATAAGCTCCACCGTCAGATTGAGCACATGCGGCGGACCGACCCGGACGGCTTTCTCAACGTCTACGGGGGCCACTGCCGGACGTCGCTCGAGGGCGCGGTTTACGCGACGGATCTCCGGCTGCTGACAGCGCGCGGCGGTATCCGCAACGTCCCGTATGATCCGGCCTTGCCGGTGCATACCTACTGGGATCTGGGTTTCGCGGATCAGACGGCTATCTGGTTCGTCCAGTCGGCCGGCTTTGAGCATCGGGTGATCGACTTCTATCGCAACCGCGGCGTCGGCCTCCCGCATTACATTGCGGAGCTGCAGAAACGCAGCTACGTCTATGGCACGCATTACATGCCGCATGATGCCCGGGCGCATCAGCTCGGCACGGGCAAGAGCGTCGAGGAGCTGGCCAAAGCGGCCGGCCTAAAGGTGAAGATCGTCCCGAATATCGGGTTGAAAAACGGGCTGAACGCGGTCCGGACCGTGTTGCCCGTGACGTTCTTCGATGAAGAAAAGACGCATGACGGGCTCGATGCGGTTCGCCGCTATCGGTTTAAGGTGGACCCGGAAACGAAGCAATTTAGCAAAGAACCTATGCATGAAGACCACTCAAATCCGGCGGATGCTCTCCGCATGTTTGCGGTCGCGGTGACGGTCCCGCTCAAACCCGCGCCTCCGGAGCAGCCACGCGGACAGGGCCGCGCGGCGCATAGTCCTTGGAGCTGACACGCATGGGCAAACCGAAACTGAAAACCCCGCCGGCCAAACCCAAAGAGCAACCCAAGGGCACGCTGTCCGAAGCCGCGGCGGCGCGCATCCTGGCGCAAACGAACAAGCTTTTCAAGGGAGCAACCAAGTAAATGGCAAAGCAACTATCACGCATGGAAATCACCCCGGCTGAAAACGGCGGGCACACGATCCGGCATTCCTTCAAGAGCAAGCCAACGCTCCGCAAGGGCGGCATGAATTCGGGCATGGGCATGGAGTACCAGGAACCCGAAGAGCACGTTTTCGGCAAGGATGAGGGCGCGAAAGTCATGTCGCATATCGGCAAACATCTCGGCTTGGGCAAGACGGCCAAGCCAACCCAAGACGGCGACGACTGAGGAACATGCCAGAACTACGGCATGACCCGGAAGGCAACCGCGATGAGCGGCCGGTTGACTGGACGACGGCGCACCTCTATATCCACCTTTCGCGCATCGTGGCGGACCAAGCCAAGCGCATCGATGACCACACGCTAGCCGTCGAGCGCAGTGCTAGAGCGTCGGTAGAGTCTGCCGAAAAGGCGCTGCAAGCGGCGTTTACCGCCTCCGAAAAAGCCGTCGCGAAACAAGAAGCGGCCAACGAGAAGCGCTTCGATGACAGCCAAGCGGCCAATGAGAAACGCTTCGACGATTTGACCGAGACTCTCACCGATCGCTTTGCTTCGGTGAATGAGTTCCGCGGCACGTTGAGCGATCAGGCCACGAAGTTTATTAGCCGGACTGAAGTCGAGGCGCGTTTGACTTCGCTGGCCGAAAAGATCGGCGATACGGCCACACACGTCGAGCGCATCGAGTCCACCGGCATGGGATTAAAGCAGGGCTGGGGGCTTCTGGTTGGCGGCATCGGCCTTTTGATGCTTCTGTATTCGGCCTTCAATCGGCCCGCGCCAGTCCCGTCGCAAGCGGCTCCCGTGTATGTGGCACAACCGCCAAGCGGTTCGCAGTCTCGGCCATAAGAGTTTTTCACCACCACAAAAGGAGCAACACCAACACATGGAACACAGACCGTCCGGCGTTTATGGTGGCCCCCAAGCCAACACGAACCCGTTTCATTTGAAGCGTGAGGAAGGGCCGCAACATGGACCCGTTCCGAAGATTTACGTCATGTCGAGCAGCTTGCCGCAGAATTTCACGGAAATTCAAGCGCGCTCGCTCGCCGCAGAGCTGATCAAGTTCTCGGGCGGCCGTGAAGCCTTCATGCCGTTTCTCGACGCGGTTTGCCCGGTCGTACACGCTCCCGCACCCCACCACAAATAGATGAAAACCGAAAAACACAAGCGTGCGGACGAGCGGAAATTCGTCGACCGTGCGCTCATGTCGGCCGGGCTCGGGAGTCTAGACGATCCCGGCCTGGTGGGCCAGATCGGTTTTCTGGCGCGCCAAATCATCAAGGAGCACAAAGATTTCATGCTCTGGCTCGGCAAGGCGCCCCTCGACAAGCGGCGCGACATGTACGAAGCCATGAAGCCGTTCATGGACCATCTGCCGGGCGGCTGTAAGTCGCTCGAAGCGTATCAGGCGGATCTCATGATCGACGCCGAAGTGCGGCAACTGCCGATCCAGGGCGCGGACGGTAACCTCCTGCCGTTCCGCGCGCAAGATCTCGTCACGCGCAAGCCGGGCGAGCTGGGCGTCGCGCAATCGATCTTCGATCACGAGTACGCAAAACATGTCCTCCGGCTGACGTGCAAGCGCTGCACGTTCTTTGAGGAGTTTCCCGCCATCCGCAAAGAAGACGCGGTTTTTGTTGCACGTGAAACCGGCTGGATCATCGACCTTCGCGAGCAGGTCGAAATCTGTCCGAAGTGTGCCGAAAAGCTCTAACCCCACTCTCCCCCTATGCCTGTTGAAACACAAGAAATCGACGTGCGGAACGACACGCCGGCGGGAAAGCTGCTGCTCGAAATCCGGGAGCGGCATCAGTACGGCGTCGACAAATGGGAAGACGCCAAAACCGAACGTGACACCGATCTGAAATACATCTGCGGGGATCCCTGGGATAAAGACGATCGTCAAGAGCGCTTCGACGCTGGGCGCCCGTGCATCAATCACGACGAGCTCGGGCAATATGTGAACGCCTGCGTCAACACAGCGCGGCAGAACAAAAAAGGCATCAAGATCGATCCGGACGGCAACGGCGCCGATGAGAAGTCCGCCAAGCTTCGGCAAGGGCTGATACAGCGCGTCGAATACCGCTCGAAAGCGTCCTCGATCTACCTGAACGCGTTCCAAAGCATGGTCGAGGGAAGCTACGGCTTCATTCGCCTAGCGCGCAAGTATGCGGCCGGCGACACGTTCGATCAGGAAATCGTTGTAAAGCCGATCGCCAATCCTAACAGCGTCATTTACTACCCGGACTGTAAGGAACCCGATTGGTCCGATGCGGAATGGTGTTTCGTTCTCGACCCGATCAACGCGAAGGAATTCAAGCGACGCTGGCCGAAAGCGCAAAAGGTTTCTTTCACCGACGACGATCGGGATCTCGCCAAAAATTGGATCGTTGGCGACGACATCCTGGTCGCTGAATACTGGAAAATCGAGACCAAGTACGTCACGCTTTACCAGCTCCACGATGGGACCATTACCCGGGTAAAGCCGCAAGGGCGCTATGCGCGCGATCGCGAGCGGCCGGTGAAATCCCTCGTCCAGTACATGACCAATGGGGTCGAGATTCTTTCGACGAACCCGCAACCCGGCGAATTGATTCCGATCATTCCGTTTATCGGCCTCGAGCGCTGGGTCGACAATGGCACGGGCGCCAAGCGCGTGCTGTTCTCGCTTCCCCGCCTGGCGCGTGATCCGCAGATGTCGCTCGCCTATCTGAACTCGCTCGAGATGGAGGAAGCCGGCTTAACCCCGAAAACGCCGTATGTCGGCTACAAGGGGCAATTCGAAAGCGATAAAAAGGCATGGACCGAACTGACCAAAGTGCCGTACTCGTTCGTGCAAGCGGACCCCATCGTCGACGAGTCCACCGGGCAGGTTTTGCCATTGCCGCGGCGCGAGCAGTTCACCCCGAACTTTGCGGCGTACGAAGTGGCCAAGGACTCTTGCCGGCGCGCGATTCAAGCGGCCATGGGCATTACGCCTTTGCCAACCGCGGCGCAACGCAATAACGAGAAATCGGGCGTGGCGCTGCAGCAGATCCAGAGTCAAGCGCAGATTGGTAGCTACCACTTCACAGACGGCTTCGACCGCGCGTTAGCGCTGGCCGGCCGCGTGATGGACGGCTGGCTCGATACGACCTATGACGGCGAGCGTGAGCTGGCGATTCCGCAGGACGATGAGTCCCACCAAATGCTGAAGCTCAACACGCAGGAGCCGTACCCGGACCCGAAAACGCAGGAGCTACAACACCACCGGATCGGCGCCGAAAACCCGGGCGATCACAACGTCACCATTTCGACCCAACCGAGTTACGACTCGATGTTCCAACAGGTGAACGAGTTCCTCAACGGGCTGGTTGCGAATCTGAAGAACATTCCGCCGGCGGGCACTCCGCAAGCGAAGATTCTGGGCAAGGCAATCCGCATGCGCCAGATGGGGATCGGCGGCGATCAGCTTGCCGACATCATCGATCCGCCGGAGCAAAACCAGATGCCTCCGCAAGCGCAGCAGCAGATCGACGCGGCGCATCAGCTCATCCAGCAGTTGACGCAAGCGCTCAACAAGCAAACGCAGAAGCTCGAGGCAAAACTGCCGGAGCTGGCCAGCAGAGAACGCATCGCCGCGCTCAACAACAAAACGACGATCATTTCCGCGCTCATTGCGGCGAAGTCAGACGAGGAACGCCTGGTCTACCAGGGCCAGCTCGATCACATCGATCGAATTCTGTCCTTGATTCCGGACCCGGCGCAAGAAACCAGCGGCGGCGACGGCGAAACACCCGCACCGGCCGGGCCGCAAGGTCCACAACCTGCCGGCGATCCGGGCTTGCACGTCGTCGGGAATCCGGGCGGCGGCGCCCCTCCGGCCGCGGGCGCATAAGGAGTTAAAACTATGGCTGATTACCGATTTGGCTACAACGACAGCGCAAAGCCGCATCGCGACGGTTTCGCGGTCACCCCTAGCGACACACTCGATCTGCCGTTTCTGGCGGCGGGCCTCTGGGTCGGCGGGGTCGGCGCCGTCACGCTGGTGACTCCCTACGGGACGACTCTCACCTTTACCGCGGTACCGGCGGGGACGTTCCTCCCCATGTGCGCCTCGCGGGTGAACGCTACGGGGACCACAGCGACGCTCCTGGTCGCTTTGTATTAGCGCCGTCCGCCGATTCTTCGAGGGCATACTGACGGAACACTGCGAAGGTTCTCGGTCCGTTAAGGGTGACTGCAATTTCCTCCAGGAAGTTCAGCCAGGCGGGCCGCTCGACCGATAGCCGGGCGATCGCGAGCAGGATCGTCTGCCGATCTTCCTCGGCTAGATCGAATTTCATTTCACACAAGTTTAGTCGCGCTGACATTCGGCGCGCAAGATCTCACCGGCTCGAAATTTGAGCCGGTGCTTCGCTTACCGGAGCGCAAAACCGGATTTCACCTTTCCCTATGCCAACAGACGCAAAGGCGGCAACGTCTCCCGCCAAACCTGACGCAATAACGGAGTCGTCAACCGATTTCTCAGTACCCACGGACCCCGAAGCCTACGCGCGTTGGCGCATGGAGGGGAAAGTCCCGGAAGTAAAACCGGGAAGCGCAGCACCCAAAAAACCGCCGACAAAACCAGCAGCCGCGGCAACTGCTGAAACCTCCGACGACGCTAGCGATAGCGGCGAAAGTGGAGTCGCCTCGGAAGCGGCCAATGATAAGCAGGGCGAGCAAGCCACGCGACGCAGCGCTGATAAGCGCTTGAACGAAATCCTCAAAGATCTTCAGCGGGCCGGACTGTCTCCGGCTGAGTTGAAATCGTTCAAACGTGAACAGACGCAAGCCGTTAAACCTCCGGAAGTAAAAAAGCCGGAAGCGTTGAAGCGGCCGCAGATCGAGGATTTTGCTACTACCGAACTCTACGAAGCGGCACTCGATGCCTACACCGACAAGCGCGCAGATGAACGAGCCGAAATCAAGTTCCAGCAGAAGGAACGCGAGCGGATCGAACGCGAGCAAGCGGTAAAGAACGCGGAACGGCTGGAAGCAGCCGAAAAGCGTTACGGCGCCGAAGCGAAAACGGTGATCGAGTCGACCGCGGCCACGGTCTGGAACGACAAGGCCATCCCGGAAGTATTCCGGCAGGTGATCGACGACTCTCCCGTCGTCGCGGATCTGCTCTATACGCTCGGGTCGGACCCCGACGAACTAGACAAGTTCATCGCACTAGCCAAAAAGACTCCAGGAGTCGCGCTGCGCAAGCTCGTGCTCATGGAGGAACTCGTCAATCAGGAACTCGGCAAAACCGGCAAGAAACCCGCGAAAGCAGCGGCGGCAGAAGATGCCGCGGCCGATGACGCAGACGATGCCGGCGACGACGACGAACAGGTTGATAACGACCAGGTCGACGAACAGGCGCAACGCGATGCGACGACGGGCAAGTTCGTAGCAGCTAAACCCCCTGCCAAAAAGATCACTTCCGCACCTCCGCCTCCGCATGAATCGAGCGGCCAATCTGGCTCGCCTGGTGACCCGGTGGCTAAGGCGGTTTCCACCAATGATTTCCGCACGTTCCGCGAGGAACGCAACCGGAAGGACTTGGCGCGCGCAAAAGGATAGCTCGCCGCAATGGCCAACCAATTTATCAACACAAGTTGGGTCTCTATGGAGATCCTTCGCCTCCTGCTCAACATGCTGGAGGTCGCAGAGTATTTTAACCGCGACTGGGACAAGGATTTCGAAAAGGAATTCGCGCCCGGCTCGTCCATCCAAGTCAAGTTTCCGCAGCGTTTTTATGCGACGGACGGCATGGGGTATTCGCCCCAAGCCATCAACCGCATTGCCACCACGATCAGCCTCGATCAGTGGATCCAAGTCGCCTTTGAATGGGACGACTACGAGCGGGCCGTTAAGCTCGAACGCAGCGAATCTGAGCTGCGCGAGAACTATTGGCAACCCGCGGCTGCCACGATGGCGCAAGAGTTCGACTCACGCTGCGCGAAATTTGCGTATCAGAACTCGTCCATGGTGGTCGGTGCTCTCGGAACTGATCCGACATCGGTTTCCACCTTCTATCAGGCTCGCCAAATGCTGAAGCAGGCCGCTTGTCCTCCGGGTAAGCGCTGCATGCAGATCTCCTCGAGCATGATGTCGACACTCGGGACGAACATCACCAGCGTGTTCAACCCAGTGGACGAGATCTCGAAGATGTGGAAAGAGGGCGCGATCGGCAGATTGGCCGGCTTCGACTTCTACGAAAGCAATTCCCTCTATAGCCATACGGCTGGAACCTGGGCCGGCGCTGTCACTGTCACGGGCACCAACCAAACGGGTACCGCGCTCATCATCACCGGCACGGCTGGGGACACCATCAATTTCGGGGATAAGTTCTCGATCTTGAACGTGAACCCGGTCAACCCGATGACGCGGCGCCTCACCGGTCCGAAAAAGGCGAAGACCTTCACCGCGACTGCCGACTACATCTTGACGGGTGGAGCGGACACGATCAACATCCTGCCCAGCATCTATGGGCCGGGTAGCCAGTATCAGAACGTAGACGCATTGCCGGTTGACGGCGCGGCGTTGACGTTGTGGCCCGGCACCACTTCGCCGAACGGCAAAACCGGAACCGTGGGCCTCGGCATGGGCCGCTCTGCCTTCGCCATGGTGGCGGCGAAGCTGTTCGTTCCGACATCCGTCGAAAAGTCGGGACAGGCGCAAGATCCGGAAACGGGCGTCGCGGTTCGCCGCGTGCAGGCCTGGGACCCGGTGCGCAGCATGAACATCAACCGCACGGACTCGTTGATTGGTATGGGCAATCTGTACCAAGACAACGGCGCCGTCGCTGTGGTGGGCGCGTAAAGCAGACGAGAGGGGAGGAATCCTCCCCTCTTATTTCAAATTCAATTCTGGAGAAAACTATGAAAACCATCAAGCTTTACGCGGTTGCGCTTCTTACTCTGCTTTGCGCCGTTTCGGCGCAAGCGCAAACCGCTCTCACGCAGACCACGCTTTCCGCGGCTGTCACGTCCTCGGCAATCAACCGGGTCTCGCTTGCTTCGACCACCAACATCGTCGCGGGTACGGTCCTATTCGCTGACAAGGAGGAACTCGTCGTCTCGACTCTGCTCGGCGGCGGCGCCGTCCAGGTGCAACGCGGCGCGGCCGGTACGCGTGCCTCGCTGCATGTCTCCGGACAATCCGTCTTAGTCGGACCCGCGGCAGCTTTCCAGGTCAAAGACCCGCAAGGGCTTTGCACGGCCGGCCAACGCGAGTTTCAATACGGGACCGCGATCAACGTGGTCAATGGGCTGCGTTTTGTCTGTGGCATCAACGGCCAAGTCGGGCCGGGCTTCGGCAATTGGCTGACACCGCCTAACTCGACTACGGCCGTCGCTTCGGTGGCCGGCGCCATCCTGCCCACTGGGCCACTGTTTCACGTCACCGGCACGAACGCCATCACTGGAATTACGATTCCGGTCGGTTTCGACGTGAAATCGGGCGGCGTGATTACCTTCATCGCCGATGCGGTCTTTACCTGGACCGCGGCGGGCAACTTTGCGCTCGCTTCGAGCACTGTATCGCCTGCGGGCGTTGTGGTGGTCGGCCGGGCGTACAGCTTCTTCTACGACCCCAACAGCGGGAAGTTCTATCAAATCGGCGGATAACAATTCTCCCTTGAACCCTTGGGCGCTTCCTGCTGTCTTGCCGTCAGTAGGGGGCGCCCTTTTTTTATGCCCATGAATGAAGCGCGCGGGTATCGACTCCGCTCCACGCTAACCGACCAACAACAGAAAGACGCTATGCGCGCGATTTACGGCATGGCTCCCGAACCGGTTCCTCAACCAGCTCCTCACACCCCTTCTATGTCTTCCCCTTCTCAACCGTTTACCCATGATCAGATCGAGTCGTTGCGCCAGATGCTCAACGCTCACGACGCCAATAATCGCGTCGGCATGCAGACCATCGACATCAATAACCCGCCGAAGGTCCCTTACGTACATCAGCCGTTTCCCACGACGGTGTACCACCACGCGAGCGGCAAAGTGCGACTCGCGAAAAATCAGACAGAACTCGCTGAAGCGCTGTCTTATGGCTGGGAACGCAAGCCGTATATTCCGCCGGCAGATCCCGCCGGTAAGTTTGCCGTGGACGGTGGCGTCGACGAGAGTTTCGATGTGGAACTCGACGCCGAAACCCAAGCCGAATTAGACGGCACGCTCGAAAAGGGCCGGCGCGTTGCGGCCGAAAAAGCCGCGGCTGAAAAAGCCGCACGGGCCGCAAGAAAACACACCAAAGCCAAATAGGACCGCTCTTTAAGACAAACCCATGCCCGATCTAGCCGTTAGCTCCTGGGGGACGATCATTTTCGATGCACTCGTCGAAATCGGCGTCTATAACCCCACCGACTCGTTGCTCGACGACGACGCGCAGTTTTCCGCGCGCAAGCTGCAGCGCATTCTCGACGGCTGGAATGCGGCGGAACGTTACGCCTATGCGGTCGATTTCCCGGTCTACACGCTGACCGCGAACCACTCGCCGATACTCATCGGGCCTGGTCTCATAGCTCCGGACTTTGCCGCGGTTCGGCGGCCGGTCCGGATCGTCGGCGCGGATCTCATTCTCAACAGCAGTTCTCCGGGTACCGATATTCCGCTCAAAATTCGAGACGCGCAATGGTGGCTCGAACAGCGGACCAAAGCGGTCACCTCGAGAACGCCTACGGACCTCTTTTATAACCCGAAATTCCCAAATGGCGAGATCAACCTGTGGCCGATTGCGTCGTTTGCCTACGGGCTTCGGCTCGAAACTTGGGTCGATATCGCGCAAGTTCCGCAAGACTTGACCACAAGCTTTGTAGCGCCGTTCGGCTACGAAAACGCCACGGTGTTGACGCTGGCCGAAGAGCTGATCACGCCATACCGGTCCACCATGCCGGCGGAACTGCCGGGTAAGGCGAGCAGGGCGCGGGCCTTGCTGCAAGCCAATAATTCGTTGGCGCCGCGCTGCAGCTCGGCCGATTACGGCATGTCGGGCCGGCGCGGCCGCGGCGGATTCAATTACATGACGGGGCGCTAGATGAAATTTGAAGGATTCATTGGGCCGACGTATGCAATGAGTACCGCGCAAGCGGACTCTGAGGAGTGCCAGAACTATCTCGCCGAAGCGGTCGAGAGTGCGGGCGGCCGGCAAAAGACGACGTATGTTCTGATTTCGCGGCCGGGCCTGAAATTCTTCTGTGCACTCGAGCAGCCGGCGGCCGCGGCCGTCGTCGATTTCTTTTTCCTGTATTCGGCGCAGGGGGTCGGGTAGAAGATGCCATTAGCCGGCAGTTTCCGCAATAACGCTCACGTGGCGGCTAGCCTTGTGGACCCGTGGTACATCGCGGCCATTGTCTATACGCTCGGCGCGGTTAGCGATTCGCTCCAGTTGTTCGTCGCCGGCTCTGGTGCGCTGGCCTTCGCCTCGGGTAATAACTGCGAAACGTGCTTTGTCCCACCGTTGCGCGTGGTCTCAACCGATGGGTACCAGGTCGCGAACGGAGCAACCAAGCTGTGCATGTTCTCGGCTACCGGTGTCGGCACGAAGGGCGCGATCGCAAACCAGTGCTCGACGTCGGCGACTCCGCAAACCACCATACACGTGCGAATTGTGCCGAATGGGGTCCCGACGCCGGCCACAATGACGCTGACGCTCAAAGGCTATACGGTCGACGGCGACAGTCTCCCGACTCCGCTCACGGTCCCGGCGGGCTGGTCGGTAACCGTCAACGGGCACGCGCTGACGACGGCGGCGCCCACTACAACCATTACCTACGCGGCAACGTTCGATGTGACCGCCAACAGCGTGCAATCTTCCACCGTGAAAGATATCTGGACCGTAGAAGTGGTGTTTAACTAATGGCACAGCAAGCCGTACGCGCGCTTTCGCAACTCAACGGCCGAGGGTTTGGCATCGCGCAAACCGGGCCGCGGTCTTACTTCTACGAACTGAAAGCGGATGGCACGGCTACGACCTTGGGCACCTTGCCGGGCGATCGCCGGCCGCAGATCATCGAGGGCAACCTGCAATTGCTCATCCTGGCCGGGGGCCTCGGCTACGGCTTCGACTTGGCAACCTCGACGCTCACACGCATTACGGACCCGGAGTTTCCGATCGGGGCTTTTAAGGGCGGTTTCATCAATGGCCAGTTCTTGGTCGGTCTGCCGAATTCGCAGACGTTCGCTTACTCGGGCGTCAATGACGTCTTTAGCTGGGACGGTCTCGACTTTGCGGATGTCGAGGGCACGCCGGGCAACATCGTTACCTTCGTCATCGACCACTTAAACATCTTCTTTTTCTGCAACAACCACGCCGAGATCTTCATCAACTCGGGCATCGCGGCAACTCCGTTTACCCGCTTTCAGGGCGCGTACATGGAACAAGGCGCGGCCGGGCAAGATGTCGCCTTCAAATGCGACAACACCCTTTTCTGGATCGGCAAAAACGACGACGGCGAAGGAATCGTCTGGCGCAATGAGGGCTATCAACCGGAACGCGTCTCGACCTATCCGATCGAGAATTTGATCCGCAAATATGGACCGTTGACGAATGTCACCGGCTACCCGCATCAAGAGCGCGGCCATACCTTCGCACGCTGGGATTTTCCAGATGCTCGGGACGGCAACGGCGCCTCACTGCTCTACGACGTCGGCGTCAAGATGTGGCATGAGCGCTTTTTCTGGAATGCGGTCGAGGGCGTCTATATGGGCGATTTGGCGCGTTGCCACATGTATTGCTTTGGAAAGCATTTGGTCGGCGATTGGCGCTCGAGTTCGGTCTACGAAATGTCCGCGAAGTACAAGACTGACGCGGGCGCGGCCATCCGGCGGATACGCACTTCGCCCGATATTTCGAACGGCGGCCAGTGGATCTTCTACGGCGAACATCGCCTGCTCATCGAAGCGGGCATGGGCCTCGATGGCGGCGGCGGGGAAGCGGCGGCGGTCTATCAGACGGCTAACCAGCTCATCCGCTCGAGTGGCGGGGACGATGACGATTGGGACTGGACGGCCGTACTTTCGATCTTAAGCGTCAATCCGGGGTTCGGGCCTCCCTGGTATTGCAGTAGTGTCACGATCGGGCCGCATTCGGGGCTCACGCTGCTAGATGGCGGGACGTTTTCGATCACGGGTACCAGTGCGACGTTCGGGCCGGTAACGGTTGCGCTCTCGCCCACCGGAACGACGACACTTGCGATCTCGCCGGCAATCAAAATGGATAACTCCTCCGTCGTCACCTTTGCGTCGACGGGCGCCAGTGTCAATGTGGAAAGCGGCATTCAGACGGTGCTCGCGCTCGCTTCCGCGGCGAGCGTGCCTCCCGGACTGCCGGCCGGCGGCGTGAGTGCGGGTGACGGGCTAGACCCGGTGATCATCATCCAACTCTCAAACGATGGCGGGAAAACCTGGGGCCGCGAGCGCTCGATCAAGGTCGGTAAAAAGGGCGACTATCAAAAGCTAGTCAACTGGCAGATGAACGGCCGCTCGCTCAACCGTTGCCTGCGCGTCATCTGCACCGAACCCATTAACGCGGGCCTGATCTCGCTCGACATGGACGCGACACCTGGAACCTAATGGCTATCGCGACACTCAACGACCCGAAATATCTCGGGCCGTTCCTCTCGAAAAACGGCGCGGTGGCTCAAACCTGGCTCACTTGGTTCAACGCGATCAAGGGCGTCGCCAACTCTGCCGCGGCGCTCGAAGCGGAACTAGCGGCGCTGAAAACTATCGTTGACGCGGACCATGCGTCGATCATCGTTCTGCAAGCGCAAATGGCCGCGGTCCAGACCGCGATCGCCGCGGCCGAAGCCTCGATTGCGACGCTGCAAAATGCGCTGACCGCGCTCACGGCCGTGGTTGCGACGCACACGTTAGAGATCGCGGCCATGCAAGCCGAAATCGATTCGCTGTTGACCTACCCGACCGTTTGGCGCACGAAGACGACGACGGTTTCGATCGGGATTTCGTACGTCGATTTTGATATCGACTGCGATGCCACGGCCGGCGCACTCACGATTACCCTGCCGGCGGCGCCCGTGCTCGGCGAGTTCCATGTTGTCTCGAAATTTGACTTGACGCTGAATAAGGTCACGATCAACGGCAACGGCCACAACATCGACAACGCGGCCACATGCGCGTTGCTCTTGCCGGGCTGGTCGGTCGATCTGCAATGGAACGGTACGTTTTGGAAGCTTCACTAAATGGCTTATTTCCCTACAGTTCCGGATAAGTCGGCGTTTACGGAGGGCGCGAGTCCGGAAACCCCGATCGGCGGCGTCTTTAACGATTCGCTGGCAACGCTGACAAGCGGCAACTCCGCCATGCTGCGCATCACCGAGAAGCGCGCGGCTCATGTCAATCTTCGAGGTGAGACTGGGACGGAACTCGCGACGGT